AAGGCATACAGCTTACGGACGAGGAGTATTATGCTCATCTTAAAGAGCTTGCGGGAGACAGAAAAATAACGGCTCTTATAGTTGACCCCTCTGCCGCCTCCTTTATAGAGACGGTAAAAAGACACAACGAATTAAGAGTTATAAAGGCTCAAAACGATGTGCTTTCCGGTATTAACCGAGTGTGTCAGGCTCTCAAGAACAAAGAGATTTTTATATCTCCCGACTGTACGGACACGATCAGAGAATTTTCGATTTACAGGTGGGACAATGATATAAAAAGAGATGCACCCCGAAAAGAAAACGATCACGCAATGGACGACATACGCTATTTTGTAAACACGGTGCTTAGCGTGTGCGAGGATGATTTTTCATTCTCCGTTGCAGTAGAAAGGAAGTGAAGCCTTGGGCATTTTCAACAGACAAAAAAGAAAGAGTGATTCCTCAAACGCCGAATCAAGCGTCAGCGTACAGACCGCTGAGGAGTCTTCCCACCCATTTACATATTTGAGTTCGTACACTCCGCTTTATTCTCCCGATGACAGATTATATAAGTCGGTGAGAGAGGGTTTGCCGATAATCGACAGTGCGATAACAAAGATTATTCGTCTGATGGGCGGCTTTGAATTTTCGTGCGGCGACAAAAACGCAGACGAAGCGATGAAAGATTTTTTCTCAAAGATAAATGTAGGAGGAAATCAGCAGGGCATTCAGGCATTTGTGGATAATTTTATGTCGCAACTTTTAACTTACGGCTCTGCCATAGGCGAGATGGTGACGGACGGGGACGGATTTTATGCTCTTTATAATGCAAAGCTGTCATCGATTGAGGTTAAGCGTTCAAAAAACGGTATTGATCTTGAATTTTATCCCGGCTCTGTCGGAGCAACTCAGCCGTTTGAGCATCAGGAGCGGATACTCTATTGCGTTCTTAATCCGGAACCGGGCGAAATAAGAGGCACAAGTTTGCTTAAAGGGCTGCCGTTTATATCGGATATATTGCTTAAGATATATAACACGATAGGCACAAACTGGCAGAGAGTGGGCAATTTGAGATATGCCGTTACATATAAGCCGCAGGGTGACGGAATAGACAAGGCATTTGCAAAGGAAAGAGCGCAGCAGATGGCAAATGCATGGCGTGACGCTATGAGCAGCAATGATACGGTAAAGGATTTTGTTGCGGTCGGGGATGTTAAGGTCAGCGTAATCGGCGCAGACAATCAGGTACTCGACAGTGATGTTCCCGTGCGGCAGATGCTTGAACAGATTATCGCCAAAACAGGACTTATGCCGTATATGTTCGGTCTTTCGTGGTCTACCTCGGAACGTATGAGTCAGCAGCAGGCGGATATACTTACTACCGAATTAAAATCTTACAGAAGAATTATCACTCCGACTCTCCAAAAAATAGCCGAGACATATCTTCAAACTATCGGGATATATAAGTCGGTTGAGGTTGTTTGGACGGATATTACTCTTCAGGACGAGACAGAGACGGCTCAGGCAAGATACTTAAATGCACAGGCAGACAAATTAATTGAGGAGGCACAACTATGACAAACGGCTGTGTTACAAAGAGTGTGGCAACGCCAAATGACTTGAAGAAAATTCATAATTATACAAGGCGAGAGGTGACTGCCGAAGAACTTTATGTCTTTGATGTTACATTATGCAACAATGATATAGACAGAGACTTTGAGCGTTTCAGCGTTGAGGCTCTCAACGAGATGGCCCCCATGTTTATCGGAAAGACGGGAATATTTGATCATTCAATGAAAACTTCCGACCAAAAGGCGAGAATTTTTGAGACGAGAGTTGAAAAGGAAAACGGCAAAAAGACTCTTGACAATATGGATTTTTATTCTTTGAAAGCGAGGGCGTATATGCTCAATAACGAGGAAAACAAATCCTTGATTGACGAAATCGACGCAGGAATAAAAAAAGAGGTTTCGGTCTCGTGCAGTATGTCAAGGTCGGTATGTTCCGTTTGTTCCGCCGACACAAAGAAGCACAGATGCGAGCATATTCCCGGCAGAATGTACGGTGATAAACTTTGCTATTACACTCTTGACGGTGCAACGGACGCTTATGAATTTTCGTTTGTTGCGGTTCCGGCTCAGAGAGAAGCGGGTGTGACAAAGGCATTTAACTTTAAGGAGGACAATATTATGACTGATGTTGTAAAGCAAATAGGCGAGGGCAGAGAAATTACCCTCACAAAGGCACAGAGCAATGAACTTTATTCATATATAGAGGGTCTGAAAGAGGACGCACAGCTTGCTCAGTCCTACAAAAAGGAACTGTCAAAGCAGGTGGTCGATTTATTTAAGGAGGCGTTTCCGAAAATGGATGTAAAACTTTTTGATTCGGTCGCTTCCGTTATGACTGTAAACGAACTGCTTGGCTTTTGCAACGGAATGAAGGCAAGTAAAAATTCAAAAAAAGTTTCGCCCCAGCTTGCACAAAAGCAGGGTGCGGCAAGTAACGATTATTCGGAATTTCAAATTTAGGAGGAAATAATATGTCAGTTTCATATTTAGGCTATGATGCAAAGTGCATCACAATGGAAAAAAGCATAAACAGCAATATCGAGGTGGGCAACTTTGTATGCCTTGACGATGACGGCTATCACATTAAAAAGTGTCTTGACGGTGAATCGTTTATCGGCATAGTTAAGTGCGTAAGAGATAAATATATTACCGTTCAGATTGCTGGCTACTGCGAGGTGCCGTATTCGGGACTTAAGGAGCCGACCGTAGGTCACATTAAACTTAACTGCGGAAACAATAACAATGTTATTTTGGACGCATCGGCTCAGCCTAACCAGTACAGAACAATTCTTAAGCTTGATACAAAAAACAAAATCATCGGATTTTTATTCTGATTTAAGGAGGAAAAATATATGTCATTTGATACATTAAAGCTTGATAAGGGTCTTTATACCTCATCAAAAGGATTTACAAAGGCTCTCGAAGAGGTTGACCCAAGCGAAAACTATAAGGGCACGGAACTTGAAGGTCTTGACGCCTATGAAAGACAGCTCAAAAGATACAATATTAAGGTGAGCGGTCCAAATTCGGACACGGTTTCAAAGTTCTTTCAGAGTTCAAACTCCGCAACTCTTTTCCCGGAATATGTTTCAAGAGCCGTAAAACTCGGTCTTAATAACAACATTCTTGAGGACATTGTTGCAACCACAACCATAGTCGATTCGCTCGACTATCGCTCAATCGCTTGCGAGGACACGGAAGAGGCAACCGTTGATTCGACTGTAATAAACGAGGGCTCTTATATTCCCGAAACGGCGATTAAAACAAAGGATACGCTTACCAAACTTTATAAGCACGGCAAGTCGATTACCGCTTCTTATGAGGCACTTAAAAATCAGAGACTTGATGTTTTCACTATTGCATTAAAGCAAATCGGCACTTACATTTCAAACTGCGATATGCACAATGCGGTAGATCTTCTCAAGTCAAGTTCAAAGAAGATTTCATTCGGCACTGCGGACAAGGTTTCCTATGAGGACTTCCTCACAATGTGGAAAGCACTTGCGCCGTATGAGATGAACACTGTTATTGCGGAAAACGATAAACTTTCGCAGATTCTTCAAATCAGCGAATTTAAGGACGCCAATGCAGGTCAGAACTTCCACGGTACGGGCAAACTTGTAACTCCGCTCGGTGCAAAACTTGTGTTCCCGCTTACAAATCTTATTCCCGATAATATTATCGCTCTTGATAAGAGATACGCTCTCGAGAGAGTACAGTGCGGTGATATCGTAACCGATTTTGACAAGTTGATTGACCGTCAACTTGAAATGGCAACGGTAACCTGCATCAGCGGCTACAACAGAATTATGGACGACGCAAGCGTCATTATGAGATGATGAGCGTTGAGGAAATTATCGGAATTCTCAAGGTGATTTCCGATTTAAGTGACAAGGAGTTGGAGCATTACAAGGCTTTGATTGAAATGTATGCCTGTCCGTATTTAGACACGGAATATTCCGACAAAGACAAAAAGAGAATGCTGCTCTTTGTTGCGGCA